GCCTTGGAAATATACTGAATGGGGTCAAACAGCGCTTTGGTCAGATTGCTGCTGATCTCGTCCGCGCTAATATTGAGGTAGTCGGTATTTTGCAGCAGGGCTGCCATCAGCTTTTGAAATGTGGTCCCACTCATTGCCAGGTAAATGGCACCACCAAAAGACACATACCCCGGAGCATTGACAGCTACGACAAAAAAGCCCACATTGCCCTCCGGGTCGTCGGAAAACGGGGTGGTGCTTGCCTTGACGGTCTTTGTGGTCAGGGGTGCTTTGGTGGGGTACAAACTATCTACAATGTTGCCGTCATACTTGGCGGACGATCTCACAACGTACTCTGTAGCGTTGCTGATCTGGTCCCGGTAACTGGCAAGGGTGTCCACGGTCATTAACGCGATCCAGCGCGCGTCCGAATATGTCCAGTTTTTAATCCAGTAGTAGCGGCCAAAGATGGGTATATTGCAATAATTGTACCCGGTGGGGTTGCTATCTGTGGCAATTTTAATTTCTGGGTCGATAATGGTGCACGGGCTTTTTAGGTTGATCTCAAACGTTTGTCCACCGCTGGGCAGCTTGGTACTGTTTGAGCGCTTATTGATCTGGTAAAATACTGCCTGCATGTTGCATACACCTCCTTATAAAATAACCAGCGGGGCATTTGCCCCGCCGGTGCCGGTTAGGACTTAGAGGGGTCTGCGTCCTTGTGCATGGTGGTTTTCAGGGTGCTGGCTTTGGAGGCATGGGCCGCGCTGGGCGCGGTCACGTCGCCAGCGGTCATCAAAAACAGTACGGCGTTTTCCGTAAAGTCATCATACCAGCTCCAGCCATAGTGATACCAGAAATTGGTATACAGGCCGCGGGCGTTCATGGGCGTGGGGACCACTCGCGACAGGCGCGGGGTGTAACCGATTGCATCCCAGTCAAGCAAGCAGCCGAACACGTTGGTCAGCTGCACGGCTGCATTTTTGGTTGCCACACCTGCCGTGCTGGTAACAACAGGGGTCGCGGAAATGGTTTCTCGCTCGTCGATATCCTGCCAGAACGTGACCTGCTCCGCGTCGCGGTACCGCAACATGTCGTCATGGAATACTTCGGGGATAACGCGGGCGTCAATCTGGCTCTGGGTGCCGCTGTACAGATACAGGTGCTGGCGATCATACGGGGTATGACGCATAATGCTGTAGGTCTTGCTGCCGATCTCCCAGTTCTGGTGCCAGTTGATAGTGCGCTCTTTCATCAGGCGCGAAATATCGTTAATGCGACCATACGCGAACTTGGCAAATCCGGGGAAATTGGCTTCTTTATAAACGTCGGCCACCGTCAGCTGGGTGCCCTGCTGGGCGTTGTACTCGTCCAACAGGTAAATGACGCTTTTGGGGCTGGTGACTGTCATGCCGGTGAGGTGGTTGGCCATCAGGTTGTTTGCCAGGTTGCGCCGGTCGGCTTCGATCTGGTTGGACAAATGGAGCACAAACGAGGACCAAAACTGCGCCAGTTCCTCGGGGCCCTTGAAAGCTGCCTGCATCTGGGTGTCAGCCTGGGTATACACGCGGCTGTAGTTGGTCTGGCCGTAGTAGTTGGTTTGCAGGACTTTGGGTTTGTGGACTTCGTACATGTCCACGCTCTGGCCCTCTTCCAAGGCCCATGCTTTGTCGGTCACGGGGTCGGAATCGCAAAAATTGATCTTGCGAACGTGGTTGGTCCAGTCGTCGCCCGTAACCTGCAGGCGCTTCATGGGCGCATCATACGGCCGGACCGCAAAAATAGTGCGGCCCAGCACTTGGCTGATAGCTTTTGTATAGTTGTCGGTGCCGGTCAGCAAGGTGGCCTGCGCGACAGACACAAAACTGGACGTGTCCACGATGGGCGACGTGGGTTCCTGGCCGGTTGCCATCTTGTTGATCTCGGTCAAAATTGCGGCAATATCCGCAAAATTCATACCAAGCGGCATATTATTACACTTCCTTCCCATAAGTCGGGTCAATGATACGGGCCGTTACCGTGCTGGCATCGGCTGCGGGCTGCTGCTGGATACCAAGGCCCAGGGCATTGGCCTGCATGGTCTGGGTCATGGTCTGCATTGCCTGGGTGGTGGACTGCTGCCCCTGCAAAATCTGCTGCAGCAGAGCTTCAAGGCCATCATACTGACCGATCGGCTGCTGCGCGGGCTGCGGGGCAGGCTGCGGTGCGGGCTGTGTAATCTGCATGGCGGGCGGAGCCGCCAACGGCGGGACCTGCTGCGGGATAGCAGGATTCTGGACAGCTGCCGGGGCCGTCTGCATGGGCTTGTCCATGGCTTCGATCTCGGCTTTGGTGTAGCCTGCCATGGCAAGGGCCGCTTTTTCATTGATTTTCAACTTTGGTCGCCTCCATAATTACATAGGTTTCATGCGCCAGGCATTTAACTACCTGGTCTTTATCGCCTTTTGTGACGGGGCCCACGGCACAACACTGCCGCGTGTGGGCATCATCGGCCCAGTCACTGTAGTAGCCCAGGCCCAGACGGGTGCACAGTTCAGCCAGCAAATATGCACGTTCGTTCGTGACAGCCTGGGCAAAAATGATATAACAGTTCATGCCGATCACCCTTTTTTAATGTCGTCCAAGGCCACACGCATTTCAGTGATAGCCGCCGTGTTTTCCTTAACCACAGTATTGCACTGATACCACATCAGCAGGAAAGCGGCAATCGGGAAGCCGACGTTGGAAATAGCCTGAATCACAGTGTTAGCATCCATTTTTGTGCACCTCCGTATTAAATATGAATAGAATAAAATCCCCGGTTCTTGCGCTGGCTGACGCTTGCCCGCCCCTTCTGGGGGCTGCCTTTGGGCACCAGGGATTATCTTTATTATATTCGATTGTCGGGAAAAATCAAGTGGCGCTGCAGTACTCCCGGAAAAATATTTCATCCGAATATCGCTCAAACTCAATTTGCCTTTGCAGATATGCGGGCCAGATATACCCATAAGCGGCCCGGAATCGTTTCCGCTCATAGTCTCCGGTGCCGTACATTGGCATTTCACCGGACCGGTGCCGACATACATAATATACGGGCTTGCTTTTGTGCTCATAGATACAACACCGACCGATCTGCACAAGTGGGTAATATTCGCGCAAGGGTCGGGACGCCACAAGGCTTTTTTCCTCGGCGCTGTATTGGTTTTCAATGGCGGACCTGTAAAAGTCGGTGCCACTCATGGACCGGTACAGGGCCGTATTTGCTTTTTCCTTGGCGATCGGACTATCCACCAAGTCAATCAGCAAAATACCCTTGTCTTTCAGCAGCTTCACACGCTCTTTCTTGCCGATCATCTTTTCAACTGTGTCTGTGATATCCCATTGCATATAGTAGGGGTTTGCCATGCCCACGGCATTGGACATGCACAGCAGCGTGATGGGCTTTTGCCCTTGCAATTCGCGGTTACGGTTGACCGTTTCGTATATGTTTGCGAGGCCCACACCCTCACCGCGCCGGTAATAGTCGGATTCCTCTTTTTGGTATTCATCCAGGATTATGATACTCGTGTTTGAGCTGGAAAAGCCACGGGTTCGGGCCATTGTGACAACATTGCCCAGCACCCCCGACATCTGCGCCGGCCGAATAGGGACCCCGGTGTCAGTATAGGCCCCTGCGTTGCCCACTTCGTACATGCCTGCGATTTGCGACATCTTAAATGGTGCATAGTGTGTTTGCAGGTCATTGTTCAGGGGGGACCACGGCCACATAAGCGGAGATGAGCAAATCAGCTCCGCCTGCTGCGGCGTGCGGCGCAAATATAAAAACTCTTCCTCTTTCTCGTGTACGTGCTTGAGTGCTCCATACGTCTTGCCGGTGCCGCGTCCACCCCAAATAAAAATTATAGGGGCCCCGGTGGACAAAATGCCGTCATCCTCCGAAAAGTTAGGCCAGCCCTCGTCCGTAAAAAGCTTAATCATTAAACTACCTCCATGATCTTGTACCCCAATATCTTGGCGTACTCGTCGGTTATGCCTAGGGTGTAGGTATTGTCACAGATACATAGGTTGCGGGTTATGTGGACCCGGTGCCCATCAATTACAAAATCTGGCACCTTTGGGCGATCATTATATATGACCATGTTGCCAGCAGCAAGGCAAAATGTAAAGCCCGGCTTAAAAGCATCAAACCCACCCCAAAGGGCCAGCTCAAGCCCACCTTTGCGCTTGCTCACTCCGGCTATTGTGGTGGTAATCCTGCCGCCTTTGGTGTAGGTGGTCGCGTATTTTTTCGCGCCCCAGGTCATAAACTCTGCATAACTGTGCTCTTGTTCGTACACGCCCATATAATGTACATGCCCCTTGGGGTCTGTAGCACAAGCGCCATTATCTTTTGCCAGCTGCTTCACGGCCTTGTTAAACTCCGTCAAGTCAATGTCACCCATGTACTTGACGCTGTCTGTATCACTGTACACGCCTTTTTTGCCTGCTGCCCATTGTGCGATCTTGAGGCGCTTGCGCGTGTGGGCTGTGGTCCACACACCCCACTGGTACGGCAAAAACAGGTGGGGGCAGTGGTCGTTGTAACTGCCCTCCGGGTCGTCGGTGCATTCGCTCCACAGGTTGTCGGGGTCATCCTCGTCAAAAAGTGTGTCCAGCTGCAGCGGATCTTGTGCTGTCATGCCGTAATAACTGTTTAGGTCACCTTTGGCTTTGACATAATACAAATCTTGACCGGCTACACCTTTTAGGGACGTTTTGCCGGTGTAGCTCTCTTTCACACAATCTGTCAATGGAGCGGGCAGCTTGCCATAATCGGACGTGTACAGGTCCAACACATTAAGGGCATCCCAGTCGTATTCTTTGGCAATAATCCTAAAATCTATATCGGTGATGGTGATCTCAAAGTGATCTGCGGACAGCAGGCGGCCATTGTCGTTTATATACCCCTCACAGTGACGCACCTTGGCAAGCGGAATATACGGGAATCCCCACCACTTATACCGTTGACGTAACCCTTTGACCTGCAGGCGCATCAGGCAGGCTTTGCCGTGCCGCATGCATTGCATGAGGCGCTGCACGGTCGCGGGCTCCTGCTGAAACGGGGTCATTGGGAAATAACATTCGCATTGCGCAGCGGGGTAGGCGCTTGACATATCGACGGACCCGACGTTTTCCAAATGGAGCCCAACGTAATACCGATTTGCATGGGTGTCACCGCCTCGAAATGCTTCGCGTAACATCTGGTATAGTTCCCACGACGGCAGCAGGCGTTTAACCCGGTTAATGCCCCATTTGTACATTGCCTGCCTTGCCATGCGTCGGACGTATCCGGTGCGCGTCAATGGCAATGTGTACAGGTCATCGCCGTCACGCTCCATCTCGATCAACAGACACTCCACAATGCACCGCACATCATTGATACAGTATGCTAGTTCTGTGGATGTCAATGGGGTCCAGGGGTACCGGACTTTGGAGTAATCAAGGGTACCTGTTAATTTGGCATGCGGCGCACCCAACTGTTTACCCCAGGCATCCAACGACAAATTGCTATGCCGCATACTGCACCGGTATTCTATAGCGCGGTTGTCACATTTCAAAACTCGTCGGGGCTTGCTGGCAAACACATCACCGGGGCCAAAGTCCATGACCCCGGAAAGATACTGAAACTCATGGGCAAGGTTATGCACATACATACACAGATACCAAGAGCCCTGTGGCCCACTATTGGCCCACAAGTAGTCGCTGATCGTGTCGGTAAAATGTAACCATTCATCCCAGGTTCGGCCTATGATGGTAATATCTAGGCCTAGCTGACATTGCCAGATATACATAATAGTGTGGGGGTTGCCGTCTGCGTCGGTGCATACTCGGCTGGTTTCGATGTCAAACGCACACGGCATATTGACATATAAGCGCTTTTTGTTGGTTTTGCGCTTTTTGCCTCTTGTGTGCTTGCAGTCCAAGTGCTCCATGAGCCAGGGCACAGGGTTGTAATTACAAGCCTCCACCAAAACCTCCGCGCAAGTCGGCGGAGCTGCTGCCGTCGCTGTATTCCCAGTCTTTGCCATAACTGACCTCACCTTGCTGCCACTTAACAAAATCATCAATGCTGACATTATAGCCGCCTTTTTCTCGCCAGTACATAACTGGCTGATCTGACGGATAATAGTACACGCCGGAGGCCTTAACGATCTCCCACCATTCGGACAGGACCGTATACTGATCTTCCGGTATTTTGGAAACATCAATGCCGCCGACTTTCATTTTTGCCTCGAATTCCTCACGGGCACCGCCCACAGTGGACCCTTTGGAGCGGACAAACCGCGCAACATCGGCAAGGGCTTGTTCCAATGCTTTCCGATCTCCGCGCATCGCTTTGATGGTCGGAAAACCTCCGGTAAATTCCTTATAAATGTCGCTTGTGCTGCTGATGGGGTCCTTTGACAAGCGCTTCAGGCGCTTTTGTGCAATGTCGCGCAATCGCGTGTATTCTTTGCGCATCTCCCTGTCCGGCCATGATTCCAGAGCATACGGGGTATATAATTCAGGGCCATATTTAAGAGTGGCTCTTGCTTTAGCTGCGCCTGCTGCCATGCTTCTCACGTTCCTTTCTGCCCAATATCATCAGATACCAGTCAAGAGGATCTGTTTCAATACCCAAGTACCTAAATAAGACCTCAGCCCAGTCGGAACAAAAAAACTTTGCGTCCTTTTCGACCACTCCGCTGTATACAATAGCCATTGCAAGGCCCTCAATGGGGTCGTTACTCTCCAGCAGTATGGATTTGTTAATGCTTTTCATGGTGATCTCCTATAACAATAATGGCCGCAGCACAAGTGCTGCGGCCACCGGTCAAATTAAACCAGGTTCAGGGACAAAACCTGTCCTTTCTTGGTGCTAATCAGCACGGGCTTGATCTTAACGGGCTCGGTCCAGGTGCCCGGAGCACCCAGCAGCGTAAACATGCGTTTGAGCGACTGATAAACCCCGATAGACACACACGAATAAGACTGGCCGTCATCCGTGATAAGGACGATACGCGGGGCGATCACCTTGTCGTCCGGTGTATCGTCCTTGCAGACCTCCACGCATTCCACGGACACATGCACCAAGGACAACACCTCGTTGATGTGCTCTTTCAGCTTATTCGTGGGGTTGCTTGTCGCGTTATAAAACGCGACTGCTGCAGAGCGGTCGGCAAGGTTCATGTCAGTGTACGCGAGGCCGGTATTCATTACATCAGATACCGTCATGGCGTTACCAGTGTTTTCGGATTTGGTCATTGCTTCAGACATAATACATAACTCCTTTCAATAGACCCTGTCATCATCAGTACCGGGTGGGCGGTCCCGGTAGACGGCCCTGTGGGCCGTTTCGACTTAATCAGTCGCTATAGTATTTTCGGTAGCAAGATGCAACCACGTCACGGACCTTTGCAGCACCCTGGTACATGAGCTTGGAGGACAGGCAGGTGTCCTTAAATCCCTCAAAGATATCCGTCTGCTCTTCGCAATGGACTAGGGCCTGCCGGAATCCGGCCAACCAGGCACTTTTGCGGGCATCACGGGGATCCTCATATTCGCAGCACGTCACATGGCCGTCGGGGTGAATCTCAACGATGAACTTGCGCATCTCCATTTGTCACATCTCCTTGAAGTACCATTCGGCATTCAATGCCTCTTCAAAATCGGGGTTGCTTCCGTTGCATGCATCAGTCGCATAGTCATCAATGTAGTGGACATCTTCCACCAAGTAGGCACCTTCATCATCACAGTCAAGGATACCCTCATTCAGGTACTCTTCGACAAAATCAATGCCGGTGTCATTGTCATACAGATGGACTTCTGCAGTGTTGCCAAGCAAGTCTTTAATAATCATGGTGATTATCTCCTTTCATCAATCGGCATCAATAAGTCTAAGCTCTATAGCAATGTCACGAACACCAAAAAGCATAGCCCTGTACAGGTCTGCACGAGTATTATATAAATCATCTCCAGTTTCACGATAAAGATTCATATTATAATCAACCGTTGCCTGTAACTTATTAAGTCGATCAAGAATAATATTTTGTTCTTTACGGGTCATATCAACCAGCCTTTCTTATTGGATTATATATAGTATAACACATTCTATAGTGCATATGTTGCTATAAACATTAACAACCGTGCAAAAATTGCTAATCGTCGAAATCATCGTTGTTTACACCTCTTAAAGATCAATCACAGCACCAAAGACCCACAACAGATTAAGCATGTTTCACATCTCCTTTCTTGGTGATATGATAGCACAAGTTATTTTCATAATCATTACTATTTCTTACCCACTCCCCTACCCTGCGGGGGTGTGGGTACTGTTATTTGTGGGCATTAGCAGATTGCACAAAAATATATGCGTTTGGGGAAAAATTTTGTGCAATATGCTATTACATGTCCC